TACCCGCTGCCCGTTCTTCACCAGCACCACGTCCAGCCCGTCACGGCTGACCGTCATCTCGGACAGCTTCGATTTTAGAATCTCTACCATCTCGCTCCTTTACAGCTTGAATATCTTCTTGTTGGCGCTGGAGTCCCACTGGACGGTTATATCCCCGCCGTTGGGGGTGCAGGGCAACCCGGTGGCGGTGTCGATGTAGGCTATCAGCAACGATGTGCCGGCGGTGCCGGTGTGATAGTAGATATTGATGCTCTCGAACTCGGCTCCGCTGACCGTGCTGACGGTTGAATCGGCAGCGTCGGCGACTCCGGCGGCGATCGTCTTCGACGCCAGCGTGTCGCTGGTAGCGATAGTGGCACTGCCGTCATCGATGTCGTCCAGGTCTTCATCGGTCGCCACTACCGGCGTATCTTCGCCGTGGTCGGTGAAGACGAACCTGATATCCTGCGTGTCCCAGTCCAGACTTCCGTCCAGAAAGTGCTCTCTTCCTTTATCGTAAAGTGCGTTCGCCATATCTTACCTCCTCCTGCCGGTTTTCTTCATGACCTTCTTCTGCCGTTTTGCCTCGGGTGGCCATATCTGCTTCGTTTCGCGCCGCTCATCGATTTTGTTCTCTGCCGGCGCCGTGTTTTTATCCTCCATCCCGGTTTCCCGCGGCGACGGCTCGCCGCACTGAACGCAGACAAGGCGTCCCTCTTGATTCCTGGTGAAATATTTGCATTTATGTTCCATCTTTCTTCTCCTGATATATATAACTCAAGAGACAGTGGGGCGGGTTATATCCCGCCCACTGTCGCAAAGGAGGATGATGCCCCGCCTTGCCCGGGGGCGGGGCTAATCTATTCATCGGCGATAAGAGCCAACCAGTACACCGCAGCTACTACAGAGGTATTTGCCGTGTTGATAGTAAAGGCTGTCGCATTGATTGAAGATGGATATAAGGCAGTACCCTGGGTATATGTGGGAGTAACCGAGTATGTCAGAAATATCCGGGTGGGAGTTCCAGCCATACCATGAGTAACGACAACGCTCCCGCTAGACAAATTAGAACTGACTCCGGAAGCGCGCGGTTGGATACCACCGAAGTGCCCCCTATTGTCGGTGATGTCAGTGTCTTGTTGGTGAGGGTATCGGTAGTAGCTCTGCCCACCATTGTATCGGAAGTATCCGCCGGCAAAGTGAGTGTGCCATTGTTGGAAATGGTTGATATCGTTGGATTTGTATAAGTCGCATTGCCAGAGACCGTTCCGGTTATCGTCGGACTCGTCAACGACTTATTCGTGAGCGTGTCTGTGGTATCAGTGCCAACGAGGGTCGTAGTTGAAGTCGGTAGAGTCAGATTGCCGGAGCCGTCACTGGTAAAGATATTCCCGTAAAGATAAAAGTGGCGCCATTGCTTCGTAGCCTTACCGATATCGAAGCTGTTGTTGGCTGTCGGTATCATTGAGCTGGGATAAGCCCCCGGCGGCGTAATGGCCGGCGTAATAGCCGGCTCCCCGGAAGGCACGGGCGCCGGAGGTAAGACTGGCTCTGTTTCGCAGCTGGAAAAGACGAAGACCGCGGATACCAACAGGGTTATCAGCAGTATGATTGTCGTCAGGTATTTTTTCATTTTTTCCCTCCTGAAATATTTATTCCCGGTCATTAAACGATATACCAGCTGGTGCCATCGCAGGCGACTCTCACGCTCTCGTATTGCGCGGAAAGCTCGATGTTCGCGGCCCCGTTTATCGTCTCCGCGCCGTTACCCTCGATAGTCACGGCATTCGCGCTGGAATCGACCTTGATGATGGTGAACTCGTGGTATTTGCTGCTGGCGACCGCCGGGAGTGTCCGGGTGATGGCGCCGCCGGTAGCAGTTACAAGCTCGATGAGGTATGGCCCGATATTACCCGTCGCGGTGATAGCGCCGACCGGTATGGAACCTTCGATTATTGTTCCGCCACTGATTTTTCCCATGATATTATTCCTCCCGATTAAGAAGGGGCGGCTGTCAAGCCGCCCCTAAGATTTTCTTTCCTCTCCGGTTTAGATGCCGGTTACCTGACAGAATGCCGTGCCGCGGAAGTAGACTGCCGCGCAGCGCATCGTGGCCTTGATGGCTACCACGCCGGAAGCGAACAGTTCGCCGTGACTGGTGGTAGTCTCTATCGCCAGCCCCCTCTTAACGAAGAGCGCGGCATAGTTCGTGAAGTCGCCCACGACGCCGGTATTTTGCGTCTCGGCGGATGTCACGATGACCGGTACGCCCCAGAGCCTCTCCGGCCCGGGATCCATCGGGCTGCCGAAGATGTATATCCCGTCCGCTGTGCGGAGCAGCCGTATATCCTGCCAGTCGCTCGGGTGGATAAGGGAATGGGAAGGCTCGGCGAAACCGGTGCCGGCCGTGGTGCCCCTTATCTTGGTCATGGCTTTGAAGAATGCGTCGGGGGTCGGGTCGGTGCTCTTCGCCTGCGTCTGGATGCCGCTGGCATGAAGCACTCCCCGGAGACTGGGCGTCGAGCCGCTGCCGGCTACCAGCTGCCCGTCCAGGCGGTTCCTGACCATGTAGGTCAGGCGACTCTCGATAAATGCGCCGATTCCTTCAACGTCCTCGAGCTGCTCCTCGGTGACCGGAATCCAGACGGCGATTTTCTCGACCGGCACGGAGCGCTCGGTCATGGCGATAGCCCCTTCGCCGTAAGCCGTCGGGCTGGCAGCATCGTCCTCTTCCGCGATTTCCGCGGCGTTATCGGTATGGGTCGTCTCCTCCATGTACTTGATGTCGGATGCGCCGGTCGGATAGGTGGGGAAAGCGTCGGCCACCCGGAGCGGGCGCAGCGGGTAGAGCTCGACCCTCGGCAGCCGCATCGACTCCGGCGCCCAGCCGGCGCCCGTCTGCACGATGCTCTTCAGGTCGACGTCTAATTCTCCGCGGGCGCCTTTCTTGTTCAGCGCCTTCTCCATGAACTGCTCGCCGATTGATTTGGCGGGGGCAGCGGCTTTGCCCGGGTCTTCCCTCGGGACTTCCCCGGTGAATCCGGCTGCCTCATCGGCTGCCTGCCGCGCTTTCCGGATTATGTCCTCGGCCTCTTCCAGCGCCTTGATGTCGTCATGGATATCGCCGGACTCATCGTTGAGCTTTTTGAGCTCTGCCAGCTTCGCGGCGGTATCGCCTTCTCCCAGGACCTTAACCCTGGAGAAATCCATGTCTTTCTCGTCGCCGGCTTCCTCGAATACCTGGGTGATTGTTTTCCCGATTTCTTCCTGCCTGCCGCGCAGGTCCTTCAAGGTTGTATGCTTTGTTTTGAGTTTCGTACTCATGTTAATTTCCTCCATATATGTATTTGATTGTTATGAAAGCCCTCTTGAGCTCGGTCCTGATGCTTTCACTTAGAGCATCTTCGGGTTTTTCGAGCAGGGTTTTTATTTCGACCTCGATTTCCCCAAGCCCATCATGCAGCCTGGAGATTTCTTCCCTGCTGTTTTTGGAAAGGTCCCGACCTTCCTTCCGCCTCAAGTCAGCAAGCGACTTCGCGCGGGCCACCAGGTCGTTTACGGCAGCAAGCGCCGCTTCCGCCTGGACTGTAAAGGTCAGGCCCTCTTTATTATCGTTTTTTATGGCCAGCGTGGCCGTGTTCATGCCGGCGCCGCGCAATACCGGCGACGCCTCGAACACATCGAGTTTCTTCAAGATGCGGTTGACATGGTTGCCTTCGTATTCCGTATCCTCTTCGGCGTCGATTATCTTGAATCCGTAGCTCCATTCCTGCAGGTCCGGCGCGAATTTAATCGTCTCGTAATGCTCTTTGCCTGTATCGGAGTTGAGGTTGAAATCCCCCTCCACCAGTACCTCTTCACCCTGCTCATGGATTACACCCTTCCCCACCGGCAGCTCGCCCATCCAGCTCCCGTGCATATAGGCAGAGATAAGTATCGTCTTCCCCTCCGGGAATGCGCCGGGCAGAGTGACATCGCCGTCCTTATCGATGACCTTCAGCGTGGCAATCCGGGCGATAAATGCCCCCGGCTTATCGGCTTTGAGTTCGATACCGGTAAATGACTTTCGTTCTAATTCCATCTTGGGACCTCCCTTATCTCGATTTTCCCATTGCGTATAGCAGACCCCGGCGCGCACGTCTTCGTCGGGGTATTCCTCGTTCATCAATTCATCACTCATGCAACGGCTGATAAACTCTTCTTCCGTTTCATCTTCTCCAGGCTTAGGTATTGGCATTTCTCCCCCCAATAAAAAAGCCCTCCGAAGAGGGCAATTATTTCACGCTAAATATTGTTTACTCGGTCATATCAGGGCAGTATAGAGTCAAAGACAACACGACCATGATTCTCTGCCACCACGTTAGCCCGCCCCATGCTATCGAGGGAAAGCCTTTTTCTATAAATTCATCCGGGCCCATCGGCGGCATCGGTGGTTTAATTTCATTCCCTTGCTGGTCGTAAAGCATCATCTCCTCCTGAAATATTGATTTATTGTTTATCTATGGAGGCGGGGGGCTTCAGCATTGAGTTGTTGAACTCATCCGCGGGCATCATATTCTGCGGTGAAAGAAAAGTATCCCCACCATCCTCCGGAGGTATCGGCTCAAGATTCTCAAACTCGCATATCCTGTTAGGCGTCAGCCATCCCCAGTTCCGCCCTATCGCGTACGCCCGGTACCGACTCTCGATATTCCCCCGCAGCAGGCTGTCTACGAGGAATTCGACATAATAATTCTGCTTCTCATCCGGCAAGAGCAGCTGCCGGTTCATCGACCTCTCCCAGCGCACCAGCCAGGGCCGCATCGTATAGACGACGAACTCCAGCGATTGCTCCTCGATGTTTGAGAACGTTGCCCTCTCCAGGTCGCCTATCATGTGCGGCGGAATATGAAAGAAGGACGCCATCTCGTTCCGCTGGAATTTCCTCGCTTCCAGCATCTGCGCGTCTTGGGGAGAGATATGATTCTTGCTGTACTTCATCCCCTCTTCGAGGATGAGTAATCGGTGCGCCTTATCGACGCCTTCATGTTTTTCTTTTAATTGCTTTTCCCAATGCTGAAGAGCTATATCTGACATTTGATTGGGGTGTTCCAGGAAGCCCCCGAAGGTCAGCCCATTGGCGAATAGCTTAGAGCCCATTTTCTCGGCGGCTATTCCCAGTCCTATCTGATTCCTGGCATAGGTCAGCGGTGTATAGCCCATCATCCCATCATAACCAAACCCGGGTATATGCCAGACCCTGTATGCAGGCAACGTAATCTGGCCGTTTTCTGCCTGGTATTGATACACAATCTCGCGGTTCTCACTCCGGGCTTTGGTTACTTTATCCGGATTCATCGGCCATAATGCCTTGATTGTCGTTCGGTCCTCGTCCCAGTCTATAAATGAATAGGCATTGCCGTTGGATGCTATCAGGTGGTACATCAAAGTCTCAAAATAGGAAAAGCTGTCCATCTCCGGGTTCGGCTCGCTATGTAATCTGTGATATAGCGAGTGCTCCACCGCCTTCTCTCTTCCCCGCTGCCCCCTCCGAAGGTATAAAAAGCAGGAAAGCGATGCCAGCGTCCCCGCCAGCAATGTCACGCACGACCAGAATGCCGTGTAATTAAGCGCCTTATCTCTGGTCACCGGTATCCCCGCATCGCTGTCACTGTAACTTAATTCGGTAAAGAATGTTTTAAAATCACCGCGGTAGCTTCCGCCCATTAATCTGGCGCCATTATAAAATGTTATCGCCAGGCTCTTCCTGAAATTATTTAAAAATTTCGTTATGGGATTCGCCATCTGAGTCTCCCTATCCGAAGATTATATTTTATAGCTTAATGGTCCCCGTTCGTCATATACGCTGCGCTTATTCACATTCAGCGCCACCGCGTCCAGCCTCGCCTTCCAGCTCAATATCGCCGCCATGGCCAGGTCTATCTTATTGGCACTGTCTCCCCGCTCCTTATGTATCACCCACAGGCGCTTCCCCTGCTCGTCCCGCTTATTAAGCTCCTGCTTAAAAGCATTCCCGATATGCCTCTCCAGCCCCTTGTGGTTTTCATGACTCAATTCCTGGCTTTTTATCGCCGTGGCGAAGGCCTCTATCGCGTAGCACATCTGGTTGTACCGGTTCGTGTACCATTCGACGACCCTCTCCTTGCCGTATAGACCCGCCCACTGCGCGGTATAGGAAAGCCAGTATTGAGGGTCCGCGTAGAGCCGCCAGACATCGTAATTCTCGAAAGCGGCTACCACCGCCTCTTCAATTTCCTCTACCGGCGCCTGCCAGTCCTTCTTCCCGTAAGGGCATTCCCAGAGTCCCAGGACGAACTGGTATCCCGTCTCGATTTCCGTCCCCACCAGACCCACCGAATCGTGGAACATGGCGCCGTCAAACCCCAGCGTAATCAGTGCCCTGTCTTTTACCCGGTAGTTTTTCTTGGCCAGCGGCTTCCACTCTTCGATATCAAAGGCTTTCTGTGAAGCCTTCACCAGCCGGTTGCAATACACCCGGTCGAAAAAAGTCATGTCGGTCGTAGGGTCCTGAGACAGAGCGACAATCGCGTCGATATCCCGCCATGATGCCGCCATTCCGGAGGCCTCTATCACCGCCGCCCTGATGTCTTTCACGGCATTCAGCGGATGCTCATCCGATGCCTGACGGTGATAATAAAAGAACCGGGTATCCTTTATACGTCCCTCTTTCACTTCCCGGGCGTATTCCATGGCGCTTTCCGCGACGCTCCCCGCCCCCGGCTCCGGCGCCGTCGTTATCTCAAGGTTCCATGGGTCGGCCTTTTTTCTCTTGGCCAGGTTGGCCACCATCGTCTGGTGGGCTCTTAATAAACGCGGTAATGTCCACCAGTGCGTCTCGTCCATGGCGGAGAAGGTCGTCCGGGCGCCGTCGCGGGCGTTAGGAGACGAGGAAAGCGATACCACCTTCCCGTCTCCCCGCTTCCTCATGATCCGCTCCAGACCGATGTCGAAGTCTTTGCCCAGGTCGCATTCTTCGAGAATGACCTTGATAGTCCCGTAAAGGAGCTCGTCCGACTGCTCTTCCGTATATGCCACCACCGGGATATAAGGGTCGTTGACCGGCCCCCCGATGGGATTGCCCTTCTTATCGAAACCCGTGCATCTCACCAGGGCTTCGGGGTGCAGCTCGCAAATCGCTATCCAGGCCGCCAGTTCCGTCTTGGCCATCCCCTTCGCCAGGCTTATCCCCACTCTTTTGAACCGCCGCCGCCCCGCCATCCGGTGCCTCTGGGGATATACCTCATACATCCGCCAGATGAGAGCTCTCTTATCGGCATCGAGCCTGGCTTTTTCTCCGCGCAGGTCCCCGGGCCCGAACACCAGGTTCTCCTCGATGAAGTCGCAGACCCGGCTCCCCAGCGAGGGATACCACTTTCCCTTATCATCCGGCACTGTTAATACCGTCATGTTCAATTCACAGACTCCAGGGCGGTTCTGGGGTCAACCGTGTATTTCTTGACTTCTCGGCCCTGGTTCCGCCGTTTCTGGCCTTTGGTTTTGGCAGTCTCCGCCTTCTCGATTTCCCACTGCAACCTCCGGCGGTCTATCGGCGTCAGGCCGAAACACTGCCGCTGCAAACGTATCTCCGTCGCCAGTGCCGCCGACGGTCCCTTTTTCGTCGCCGAGTCCCGCCAGTACTGGTCTATTAAATCCGCCAGTATATACAGCTGGTGAATGTCGGACTGGATAAATTCCGGCGCCATGGGAGACCTCCATATATCCTGCCACCAAGTGATGGTTTCCTCGCGCCATTTCCGGCGGCGCTTTGGCAGTTCCGGGATGCTTTTTATAGACTGTTTTTCCTTCAAAGCACGCGCCGTGACATCTTTATTTCTCCGTTGCCTCAGCTTCGGATTTTTGGGAGCTGGACCTGGCATTTAAAATCACTCCATAATCGTAATTGTTCAAAGAAACGTAAAGCTAAACGTTATGTAAGCCAACACGCGCGCGATATTAAAGTATTTTCCCCGGACTTTCCCGATTTCCCTCCAACCCGTACACATTTCTTTCCTGTTTTGCACTCGGTTTAGAGCAAGAAGGCTGTAGAGATTGCTACCCCCCTCCCCTATTCCCGAATGCCCCATCTTCTTTGGCGGTCTTGTTGTCGTGGTGGTATCGCTGGTTAAGGATTTGGCAGCAATTCAGGAAGGCGGGAAGAGATGTTGATTTCATTCGCCTGATGAATGGTATAAGAGCGCCTCTTGCTCGATTGCAGTTATTACAACTGATGACCAGATTCTCCAGTCTGTTATCAGCCTTGTCTTCATTGAGATGGTCTACTACTGCGATCGGCCAATCTAAACTAAGGCCACACCAGTAACAAGACCTGATATTCAATTTATTGCCTCCTGAATATTTCTTGTCGGTGCTCATTGCGATGACATTCATCACAAAGCGCTATCAAATTAGATTTTTCATTATTTTTCGGGTTTCTGTCAACGTGATGTATTACGGTGGCTTCCCGAACAACCTCCGGCTTCTTCTTGAGACACAAGACACAGAGCGGGTGCGCGGCGAGATAAGCCCTGCGGTACCTCTGCCACCGGTAGTTATAGCCCCGCTGCGTGCTGGTGCCGCGCTCTTTATCCTGCCGGCGGCGGGTCTGTTTGAGGTGCTCAGGACAGTAGCCGCTTTTGTCGTCGGTGAGGTGGGGGCATCCGGGGAAGCGGCAGGGGCGCATCGGTTTCTGCGGCATCTGTATTCTCCTGAAGTTCCAATAAAAAAACCCCGGCACTTACCGGGGCTCTGATTATCATGCCAGCCAGTAGCCACTTCTGCCCTTTTATGTCGCCACAACAGCGTCGGTGCCCTTTAACGGGTGGCTGGCTCTTGCTGGCTCGGTTTTGTACTGTCTATCATAATTACAGCAGTAATCATACCACCAACACCGATATACAGAACACCAGCAAGCTATTCATCATGGCAGGCGGGTTGCTCAACCAGGCGGGGAGCATTTAACCGATAGACCTCTGTGGTGAGTTTTAATTCCTCACACCCGTTTCGGCACCCATCAATAAAAAAACCCGCCGTTCCTGCCGGCGGGACACTTTTACCACTACACCCCTATTATAACGGTCTACGGGCTATTTGTCAAGTTTTTCTATGCAAACGCATATTTTTGAGTTCAGGGCTTCTCAGGGGCATTCAGGCGGTGCTTTTGGTTTTTCCTGGCGATTTCACTGCTGCGGCTCCTGACCCACTGCCGATAAGGTATCCCGACGGGTTGCCTGCTGAACTTCCGCGGCGGGTTCTCTTTTTGCCGGCACTTCTCATATTCGGAGCAGTCGATACAGTTCACCCAGCGGCGGCACCGGCCGCTGGCGATGTAGGTGAGGGCGTTGAGGCGGCGGCGGCGGACTTCTTCCCGGTCGGGCAGGGAGAGCTTGCGGGCAATATCGGCGTCGGAGAGCCTGAGGCAGTAAAAGTCTTCGACGATGTAGCGGTCGAGGCCGGTCCGGGCGAGGCGGTCATCGAGCTCGGCGGCGACCTGGCAGGCGGTCTCGTAGTAGGCGTGGGTGCTGCCGCCGGGGGTCTTGCTTTCGGTATAGCCTCCAGCAGGTTCGGAAGGGTAGGCGCCTTCACGGAGCTCGGGGAGCCAGGGAAGCACAAATTCGGTATCCTCCAGGTCATAGCGGAGGGCGCCGGGGGCTACCCAGATGAGCTCCGAGGGTTTGCCGCCGTAGTAGCGGAGGGTCACGTTTCCCTCCTCATGTGCTCCTCGGATTCGGGGGGCCGGCTTACCTCCCTTTCCATCTCCATCTCGTGCTCTTCTTCATAGCCGGTGGCGTTGATGGTCACAGCACGTGCAGTATCATTGGGGAGTTTCAGACACTGACCGCAGTCAGCCTCGTAACAGTCACTCAATGCCTGAAATGCCTTTACCCACCTCTCGGCATCTACCGGTAAACAATCTAAAAACGGCTTGCTCATTCCTCTCCAAATAAAAAGGCAGACTCCGAGCCTCAGCTCTGAAATCCGCCTCCGGTTTCCCCTGGTCAGCGTTGGTTATTCAGTTGTTAAATCAGTCCCGCCTTTCGGGCGATTTTGTCGAAGAGGACGGTCTGGGTGCCGGTGCCGTCTTCAAGATAGACCTCGGCTTTGACGGGCACGCCGTCCTGGAAGTGGAGCTCCCGGATGATGCCGTAAGGGTGGCCCTTCCCCCACTCGATGAGGGCCGCCTGGAGCGGGGTGAGCTGGTAACAGGTCATCTTTCACCCTCAAGGTACTTAATCCGTTTTCCGATATTTTTAGCATATAGAATCTCACGCATTGTTGACTCACCAATATATCCGCCAACATTAAGAACCATAACCTCATCGGCAAGGTCAATTTTACGCAAGTGTAATTCATCAAGCATAGCCTTCAAATCAGGGGCTACGTACTGCGGGTCTGTATCCATTGACTGACTGGTGACAATTTCTATTGATAAGACAATTTTACCTTCATAGGTCAATCGCTTCCTCCATTCGTTGAAGGTAGCGATAAAGCGTGTCGAACCACAAAGACAAACAACCTGTGGGAATCCGTTATCTCTATTCATCTAATTTCCCCCTTACCAACCAAAACCGAACGATACCGTTTTGCTTTATCCCAGTCCTCCTGCGCTTTTGCATTTTCATCTGCAGTTCCATCAATGAAATCGACGATGAAATCTACGATTTGCTCCATGATTTTCATAGTAATCCCGCCTTTCGGGCGATTTTGTCGAAGAGGACGGTCTCGGTGCCGGTGCCATCTTCAAGGTAGACCTCGGCTTTGACGGGCACGCCGTCCTGGAAGTGAAGCTCCCGGATGATGCCATAGGGGTGAGCCTTGCCCCACTCGATGAGGGCCGCCTGGAGCGGGGAGAGCTGGTAACAGGTCAGGTTCACACCGGTTCTGTTAGACATTTACCTTCTTCCTTTCGCTCTTTCATAAACCTGTCGTAAGCCTCCGCGTATTCAAAGTATTTGTCTATGGTCTGCCACTGCCAGTCTCTCAGGCGCTGAGCCATGTAGCTGCTTACCCCCAAAGCCCGGCAGTAGGCGTATTTCTGCCGGCGCTCTTCGGCATCCTGCCAGAGATTGCATAGCTTGCGGGTGCATTGAGAGTACCTGTCGGGGACATCCAAAATATCAATCTCCTTTCGCAATTTCGCCGAGCCGCTTGATGAGGTCGACGGGGATGCAGTAGACGGCGCGGCTGCCGTCGCCGGTGACTTTTACTTTGAACGAGGCGAGCAGCTCGAGGGTTTTGCCCAGGGCGCTGCGGGCGCCGGCCTCCGCGAGCTGCCTGACCGCCGCATCGCTGGCGGACGGCTCGGCGCTCCTGACAGCCGGCATGAAGTCGTCAATCTTCAGCATCGTCATTTTCCCTCCTTTTGCCCGGTTACATTCCGGGCCCCGGATGGGTCTTTGAAGTAGACCTTCCATATTCCGCAGTCATCTGCCCGTTCGAGCGCGCCTTTTCGCGAGTACCAGGCTTTGAGATAGCGTTTGAGCGTGGTCTGGTTGGCGCCGATATCATTGGCACCGGAGTCGAGAAGGTCGTCCTCGGGCAGCGGTCCGTGCTGAAGGAGCTCTTTCCATACCCAGACGGCATAGGAAGGCTGGTATTTGCTGTTGGCCTTCATCTCCGCGGAACCGTTCATATAATCGAGTACCGCTTTGACCGAGTAATCGGGTACCGGTACATCCAGCCTGTTTCTCCTGGCTACCCTCCCGAATTCCCTGGCTATTTCGTTGTCCACTCCGGGTATACGTACCCCTTGGCGACTTGATTTGCCTTGTTTCTCGCGCTCGCGCGCGCGCTCGCTCATTCTCAGGGCACGATAGTGTTCGATGATTTTCCGGTGCATCCGCGGGCGGTTTTTGTCCTCCGCATCGATGCTGCGGAGATAGATATTGCACTGGCCGCAGACGAGGCTGATATTGTCCGGGTCCCATATTACGTCCGGGTCATAGGAGATATGGTCAATCTGGAGCTTCTGCCCGGGGGGCGGCGGGCTTTTGCAGATGAGGCAATTCTCACCATAGGTGGCTACCAGCCATTTATAGTTGGTTTCGCTGACGCTCTGGCTGCCCCGGTTTCCCATTAAGCTCCCTCCTATATATAATAGGTAATATGCTGAAGTTATTTTGATTCTCCCAACGATAGCCAAAAGGATAAATCGCTTATCGGGAGAACCCACCAAGGGCATTTACTACGAGCAAAGGCAACAATGCCTAAAACCTCACCATCAACCTTTTTCCTGGCATGTTCCATCGAAGCCCCTGTGGTTAGAACGTCATCCACAATGAGCGTAGGCCCTTCGGTTACATATCCAGATAGAGCATGAGCAAGTTTCATCCCGCCCTCTGGTATTCCAATGACAGCACCAAACTTAACACGCTTTTTTATCGAAAAGGCTAATGTTCGCCAATCCTCATCGGTAAGAGCGTCACAGTTTATCAAAAAATGGCTCTTATCTCCTGAATGTAATGTGAAATTGCCCAGTTCAAATAAACCCATTATCTACCCCCTGATGTTATTTTGTTGTGAATCTGCCTTTTTTATTGACTCACTTAATTCCTCAAAGAGTGCATCGTAATGCTTGGCTCTGATAATTTCTACGTCTATGCCCAACTCTTTTGCCAATACTGACAGTTCAATAATTGAGGCATTTACTCCAGCCCTAAAATCCTTCAACGTTATCATTCAACACTCCGATGTTAATTAATTTTTCCATCCCCTTTTACTGATAAATACTTTCCAACTTCTTGAACTCCTTCTTAAATACTGCCATAACTCCAAATATCGCCAAGAAATCAAGACAGACTTATCTTTTAAGTCAAAGTCGTATTCCCAAGGTCTCAACGGATTGTCAGGCTCTTTTATCCCCAACTAGCCCTCCCATTTTTACCTAGCTTATTCATGCCTGTTCACTTGTGTCATCTTTCACTTCCTGAAGCTACTTTGCCTTATTGAGTTTGTCATAAACACTATCAATCTCTGCTTTCCACTCCTCATGCGGGTTGCCACAAACGCCTGCCAAGGTTATTTGCTAACCCCATTGTTTTGCCATTGCCTTCGCGATTCCATTAAAAGTCCGGCTTCTATCATGCCCATTTTTACCTTCGTGGTAGTAGCCTCTATAAACTTGCCCTGCCTTCACGCCAGTCTTCCGGACATATACGCGGCTCGGCTTCGGCTTAGGTAAAATCTCTGAAAACATCAAGATTGGAAGGTTTCTCAACCATAAGCATGTTGTTTTCATTTCCAGTTCGCCAAAATAATATGGCTGTATAGTTTGTGACGGTGCATACCAATGAGAGTTAAGATAACCAGGCGGATTCTCTATACATATCTTCTCAATCGGGGCTGCCCAGAGTTCTAGTACAAAGTGATAAGCATGGGAAACCCTTTCCATTCTTTCCAACCTGTTAAGTCCCGTGTATCTCCCTGAGTAAAGGTAATGTAAGCCCGCATTTGAGAGATAGGTACAAGGCGGATGAGCTATCATCATATCCCAACCATCACCAAGATGCTTTAACACATCATCTTGAATATGATTCCCTGGTATTTCTGTTTCTAAAAAGTCACAGGACCAGACATCATGCCCACGCTCTGCGAAAGCCTCTCTTGCCACCCCGCTATATTCACAGGCTATTAATATTCTCAATTAGCCCTCCCTATGCTATTTTGCAGGCATGCCAGCCTTGAAGAAATTGACTGGCAGACAGTGGTAGACCAGTGGGAGCTCCTGCCTTAATATCCTTTTCAGGTTATCTTTAATCTTTACCTGGGTTATCTTTGCCAACTCCTGAATGAGCTGGCGTGTCTTCTCCGGAGACGGCTCTGGTAGGTTGTGTCCTTTGCTATCAGCACCGATGCTCACGAACTCTGGCTTAATCTCCTCTATCCAGCGCACTAACTCATCAAGGTCAAAATCCATGATAGGCTCTATGCTGACCATTTTTGGCAGGATTGACTCCTGTATGTGTTCCTTACGCAATTCTGTTCGTGGAGCTAAGCTGATAAAATCATATTTGCGATTTGTCTCTATAGTCGTGCCAATAATGGCTTCGTCTGGAAAGAAGTCTAATATTTCTATAAAACGTATTGGGTTCTTAGATTGAAACAAATATCTATTTCCATATTCCATACAATGAAACATAACTTGCTCAATCCATTTGTCAGGGATGTACTCTGCCCACATATCACATGAGCTTCCAACAAAGATAGTGTTGCCGGAGCCGAGGTCTGTTTTTAATTCCTTTTCGTCAAAGTGCAACTCAGGCTGCGGGTACTGTTTCATGTAGCAGTAAATGCAATCATGGGGACACTTACCCTTAATCACGTTCCATGTGTGTGTCACCCAAGGATACATGTTACCTGTCTGTTTATTTAAGCTCATCTTACTCCTTCAGCCCTATGGCGCATTCCAGCCCGTGGGAGCGGTGATTCCTCTTGGATACATCCTGAGCGATACACAGGCGGAGGTAATCATTCCTGTTTTCCAGATATTGGTTAGCCTCCCGGTGACTGAAGCCCAGACTTTCCAATCTACGCGCCCCCCAGGGTTTACTTTTAATACCTCTGGATACCTTCCAGGATATCTCTCTTCTCTCTGGCAAAATCATCTCCTCACCTTCACCTCTTCGTCCTATCCCAGTAACAGAGCAGGAACCCGAACAATATGACCGCCAGATAAATCTCGAACCAGCCGCTCATCTTTTACCTCCCGCCCTCATCTTGTTGCCGACCATCTTCAGAGGCTCCAGCGGCTTGATATCCCTCGTGTCCCCGCACTGGAGGCAGTGAAGGTAATAATCATGGTACTCGTCCCGCTCCAGGAACAAATCGCCGCCGCACCTCGGACAGGAACGCGGTATCATGCCTTACCCCTTACCAGCTCCCTGTAGGTCTTCAACCATTCAATCTGTACGTCCTTCCTCCACCACGGGTTGAACTTGGGGAAGGCCGGGAGCCCTGGTACATAATTGGGGAGTTTGAGAATGCTTGTCGGCATTTTATCACCGTGTTCAACGCTAACATCAGCACCGGCGGGGTTACCTTTGTCCACCGCAGCAGGCTTCTCAAACTCTGATTTTGGCTCCGCCGCCGGCTCAGGGTTTTTAGTCTTGTATTTTGCAATCGGCAAACCATGCCGCCTGCGGAACGATGACCAGCCGCACGGAGAAAACCCCCAGCGCTTCCTGGCAGCCGGGTTGCCTTTCCGTAAACCCAGCCTCTCAACAAGATAACGATGGTCGGCGAGAATGGCCTGGGCATTCTCCTCGTAATATTTCCCCAGCGCTATCCGGGCCCGGATATTATCCATGCCGGCGGTATCGGGCCTGGGCGGCACGGGGGGCAGGCCGGCGTGCATGGCGTTGTGGTCTTCCTTTTTCATCACCACGATGTTGTCAGCTCCGGTTTTCGGTTTTCTGTCCATAGTCTTCATACCTCCTTTTGATTGGGGTCCCTCCTTTTCATGTTTTTCATTCTGTATTCTGGCCTGCTCAACGGCGGCTGTGGCACCACTTCTGGGGAAGAACCGGATGGCGCCGCAGTAGCAGGTGGCGCGGTCAACAAGGCTGGTGAGGGGCTGCTTGTCCCACTGATGCTTATGTTCGTTCATCTTCGGCTGAACCTCCCTCCGTTAAATCGGGGCATTAAACCATCATCTCCTGGCGGGCATTTTCGTAATACCTGGCGGTGTCCCGGATAATATGCCGGCGGCGCAGGAATATCCGCACCGCCCTTTTCTGTAATGACCTGGTGTACCTTCTGGCTTCCTCCGTGCTGGCGGGGAAAAAATAACCGGGCGGCTCCTCGGTGGCCGAGCAGACGGGGAAATGCTCCTTTATCAGTTCCTCGATAGCCTTCCGTACAGGGCGGTCATCCCGGAAACCGAACATCCCGGCCAGTGACCCCGCATCAATAGCCTTTTCCCTGCCGATGTGCAGTATCAAGACGCGGCGCAGACTTGATTTTAGCTCGGCTTCAGTCATATTCTGGCACCTCGATATCCGGCTCGAAGAAGCCGAGCCTGCCCCTGCAGGGGATGGGGTTCTCATAGAGAACCGGGTTGGCGAGTGTGAAGCCATAGGGGCCAGTGAACCAGGGCGAATCCGACTTCTCAACACAGCCGGTGATGTCCACCTCGCCGATGATGGCACCAGTGACGAACATACCAGCATCTGGTAAACCATTGAACATAAATTTCCGAATGATAGCTTTAGGTATCCAAAGAGCTATCCATTTAAATGCTTCCCGATCTATTGTCTTAGAAGCATGGACGTAAATCCGTCTGGGGTTAGCCGGGTAATTCAACAGCGGTGGCATATGAAGCCACCAGCTGCGGTTCTCGATATCCTTATAGCCAGCGCAGATGAGCCACGCCCAGGGTTGCTTGATGCTAAGCGCTTTCATCTCACCACCTCAAGGTCTTCGAGTTTGACGTGGATTTGCTCTTCGTGCATCACGCCTCCTTTAGTCTGTTATATCATCCTCTCCCACGCCGGCGGGCTGGAGGGACGGCGCAAACAGCGAGCGGTCCTCAACAACCTCGCCGGTGACGGCGCTGACGGCATCGAACCTCAGGTCCATCTCGGCCTGGTCGCTGGCGATGAAGCCGTACAGCGGGACGTCCTGCCGGTCCAGGTTAATCAGGCGGGCGATGTCGCCGGGGTGGAGATTGGTCTCCATGGTGAGCAGCAGGGTGCCCTTCTTGAACTTGAAAGAGATATCGCCGATGCGTTTGAGCTCTATCTTTATTCCGGGCATTTATTCTTCCACCCTTATTAGATGTGAGTTTCTACGCAGTCTAAAGCCTCTTGAATTATTGCGGCTTCATTTGGTGCCCCAATTTCATCTAGATATTCTCTTAATCGTTCCAGGGTATATTCCGTAACTTCAGCCATATCATCGAGATGCAGCCCTGACCAATTAAGTTCTTCCTCAACTTTCTCAAATTTCTTTTCCAACGCCTTTTCCATCGTTATCACCTTCCTCCTTTATTGTTGCTGGCATTTTCTCCTTTAGGTCTTTGTGAGTAATTCTATATATATGTTCAATCCTACGAGCTCTTATGATATAATTTCGCTCATCCCGTTCGTATGGTTTATATGAGCAGGCTCTAACAATACCTTGTTTATCATCAATACTGGTTACACTTACCCATTCATTATTCCATTTGAATCTCGCACCAACGGCAAGCCTACATCGCTGTCGTTGCCTAGCAACAAAAGGCGGGTCAACTTCATTGGCGATAAAGGGCTTTCTATTGAAGTATTTTTCTAGGGCGTGGGTTGCTGACATATTGTTTTCTGCTACCGCCCGTGAATAATATTGCTCACCATCGCTAGCCCACCAAGCCCAACGGAACTCTTTAGCGATATAAGAAAAATCATCAATGCCGAAAGTTAATGCTGATTCTATAGCAAGGTGAAGACCATTATGCATGCAGGAATTAAGCCTATTCCAAGACCACATCGTTTTACTTTCATGAATTCCATTCCAGATTAAAAGCAGAAATTGAATAGCTAGACTTGTAATTATTTTTTCCACTATTAACCCTCCTCCTTTATTGAAGTGTAATTCAGTTTTAATCCCACCCAGCGCTGAATCTGCCCGGCATCGAGCTGCCAGGTTTCTCCAAAACCGGCGATAAAGTCTTCCTTAAATTCCTGGTGGTAGCCGAGGGCAATGTCTTTGTTGCCGGTGGCATCGAGCAGCAATGCCAGCGCCAGCTGGGCGGGCCCGCTGCCGCGGTAGCCCCAGGAGAAGCCGCCCGGGGAGTGATTGCAAAGCTCCTGGCTGGGGAAAGGGTCGAATACTTCCATGCTGACGCGCCCCAGCTCATTTCTCTCATAGCGCACTACCAGCGGTTTGTATTCGCCGCGGAGGGAACCTTCATAGATAATCATGGCTTCGTCTCCCATTTTTAATCCTTTGATGGTCCGGTACAGGTTCATCGGTGCTATACTGGATTCATCAGTCATTAATCAATTCCTTTCCATGGAGCCGCCGCAGCCAGCCGGCTCCCCCTCGTTTATTTCCAGCGCCTCAGCCCGCTCCATCAGCATGTCCAGAAATTCACCCCATGCCTTGAGTTGCCGGGATGCGGGTTTGCCGGGCTTTACATTGATGATGACTGTCGGATGGGCAGGGGCTGCGTTCCGGCGCATCATTCACCTCCGAGGGATTCAGGGTTTACAGGATTGACGCCCAATCTTTTAAGGTCGTCGAGACTGATGAAATCGTTCGGAAGGTCTGATAGCCGGTATTTATCCCAGTAAGCCCAGTAACCTTCCTCTGTCTCGACGGCATACCGGGAGATGATTACCATCTGCTCACCGGTGGGCTGGAAGGTTATGAGCTTCTTTTCAATACTGCGCTTCGGCATCCGGAGCAGCTTTTGATTCCCCCGGGTCACCCACCATTCTTCCTCCGGGACTCCCTCCGTCTTCAGCTGCTCAATGACCCAATCTCTGTATGCCGTATTTCCCATGCTATCCTCCTTCAATAATTGACAAGCCTTTCAGGGAGAGTATAATTCGGGGTGGAGGGGAGATATGGGGCGGGTGGAGCCAGCGGTTAGAATTGCATGGTTTCGCCCCCGATTTTACAAGGTCGGTCAAGAAGAAAATTGACGAAATGAAGCGCCGCCTCAACCTAAATATCATGTCGTAAGTATCCCTTCATCTACAGTATTACTCTTTGAATTTTTTATAATAATCAGAGGTGACTCCATAACCTGCCCACTTGAAATAATCACACGTTTCTTTTACTTCATCATCACTAACCCGCCCTACTGCATTGATAAAAGTGTCACGAACATTAGTGGGAATTAAGAGGTCTTTCATCGCTAGTTTCAGAGACGATTCTATTTTAATGCGGATAGCCTCAATATCATCGTGATTACGATAACTATAGACATTGGTGTCAATAAGATAACCAAAACTGAGACGCAAGCCGTTGGGGCGGGGGCTAACCATTAACGCTACAGCAGGGTCGGGTGTTTTTATATGCCAGCAAGCTATTTCTTTATATGGGTCTGAGCCTGATACTGGGATACCAAACCTGCGATACATATAGACAAACAGAGACGCATAATCTCCATTTGGGAATATATCCTCAGCACATTTCCCAGGGTCGGCAATTCCCGCCATCGCACCCTGCCAGCGTTCACCATTAGTTTTTTGTATAGTAGCTCTCCATTTTTTAGCCATTACTTCTATATCCTCCATTACTGTATGTCAAGGGATAATTGCCACCTTTCTTTATATGTACTTTCCCAGTTCGCATACATACCAGTGCCGGTCGTTCTGTGGCTCGATAAACCAGACCTCAGTCCGGTCAAGTTCGCTGTTGTAGACATAAGCCTTGTTTATCGTGTGGAACTTGGAGGAAGGTATCATGTGGTAATACATGATAAATTCGTTATAGGACAGAGTTTCAGTTTCCAGGTATTTTCCGAAGTAATAGGCATTGTCCCTCAGCTGTTGCGCTTTCTGCCAGCAGGGAGGTTTGAGGCCAATAACCATTACCTCTATATAAATATTCCGCTGTTCGGTGTCATCGTACTGCAGGAAAGCCCGGAGTTCGTTAATGGAGTCCCAGTCCTGCGGCTGCCCCTGCCAGTCAGAGCGGAATTGGAACCAAGCACCATTATATTCACAGTAAACGGCTTCCGGGGCGTCGCTGGCTGAGACATGATTGTAGGCCAGTACCCCGACCAGAACCAGGACCGCCACTAGAATCAAGACTAACCTTTGCGTTCTACCCATAAGTCCCTCAAACCTTCCTCAATATTTCCCATGCTATCCCCCTATCTGTTTTATGGGTATATAAATGCTCTCTTGAAGGATTCCCAGCAACGTATCAGCCAGCCGCCTGATTTTTGATTCTGTGCGCTTTCAGCAGGGGTAGATAAATATCCCATTACCGCATTGCGCAACTCCGGGTAAGCAGCCGATAAGCGGCGGATAAAAATACCCCCCGGCGGGCGGTGCCCGTTCTTTATCTTCGACCATGTGGAAGGGTCTACCCCGAGAGAAAAAGCGAACTGCTGGTCGCTCATGCCTTTGGATTTTTGCAAGTTTTCGATAGCCTGATTAAGGGTTAGCTTGGTTGTGAGTTGTATATCTTTATGCATATGCTTATATTATACACGGATATGGCAATTTGTCAAGTGGTCTGGGGTGTATTTTTATGCAATCTTGAAAAAAATCCACAGGGGGTAGAGAATATTACACATGGGGGATATACCTATAGGCTTTTTAATAAAAGATTTGAGGGAAAGAGCAGGCTTAAGTCAAAGGCAATTTGGGAAACGCGCCGGTATAGACAGAGGATACATTAGCTTACTTGAATCCGGGAAAACTCACTCAATTACCATCACAACGGCAGAGAAGCTGGCGAAGGGATTTGATATGAGCCTGGGTGGTTTCCTAGATACCATTACTATTGAGGATGAGGACATCAGGGCTTTTTTGACAAATGAACTGCCAGAGCTAAGTGATGATAACAAAGAACTGCTCCGGCACTCCATCAATATCATCCGGGAGCGGGTGAAGGAGCGGGATAGATATAAATCAGCACCAGAGGAAAGGGGGTGAGAGGGTGGTCAAATTTAGAAAGAAAGGAGGTAGGAAATATGGATATTTCTGAAAAATCCAGATTGGCGACAACGCTTTTAGCTTGGTTTTTGGGTGCTCTTGGGGTACATCGATTTTATCTGGGCAAAATAGGTACTGGTATTCTCATGCTCTTCACCGGCGGTGCCCTGGGAATATGGTGGTTGATTGATTTCATTATGGCTGTAGCCGGTGTTATGAAGGATAAAAAGGGATTACCTATTAAGAATTGGTGAAAGGAAAGATATTGAAATCTATGCCGACGGCCGCTGTTTACTGCCGGGTCAGCACGGAGAATCAGGAGCAGGAGGGCTCCAGTCTGTCCTCCCAGCGCGACTACTGCCTCCGGAAGGCTTACGACCTGGGCTATGACGTGCCCGAGTATTTCATCTTCTCCGAAGTATTCTCCGGAGCCGATACCGATAGACCCAAATTGAACGAGCTGCGCAGCCTGGTTAAGAGCCATACGGTGGACGCCGTCTTTTGCTATTCCACCGACCGCCTGGCGCGGAATCCCATCCATATCGCCATCATCGCCGAGGAATGCGAGAAGCGAGACATCGAGCTGGTCTTCATCTCCGAGCCGCTGGACAGGACTCCCGAGGGTGCGCTTATCCGCTATGTCAAGGGGTACGCCGCCCAGATAGAGCGCGAGAAAATCCGCGAACGCTCCATCCGCGGAAAGCGAGAGAAGGCCAGGCAGGGAAAGCTCTCCACCGGCGGACCCCGCCTTTTCGGCTATAACATAGTTGAGGGGCGCCGGGTGACAAACGATACCGAGGCGGAAGTCATCAAGCGAATATTCGGCTGGTTTGCCGGGGGAGGCTATACTCTCTACGAAGCTGTAAGGCAATTAAACCAGGAGAGAATTCCGGGACCTGCCGGCGGGAAGTGGAGCGAAAACTCGGTCTACCGGCTGCTGACTCACCCGGCTTATCATGGAGTGACTTATGCCTTCCGCTATAAGTGCGTGGAACCGAAGCGCACAAGGGCCACCAGACGCACCAGGAGCGCCCGTAAGCTGCGTGACATGGCGGAGTGGATAGAAATCCCCGGCGCCACGCCGGCTATCGTCTCAAAAGAGGTCCATGATGCCGCCCGGGAGCAGCTGAGCATCAACCGGCACAAATCGCCGGTAAACCGGAAACACCAGTACCTTTTCACCGGCCGGCGCCTGCGCTGCGGGACCTGCGGCCGGAGCATGACCGGCAGCGTCAAGAAAAAGGCAGGGAAGCCCTGGCTCTTTTACCGGTGTGTCTGCAACGTCAAGCCAAACTATTATGAAAAGTGCCCCCAGCCCAGTGTGTCAGCCAATAGGATAGAGACTGCTGTCTGGGCCAACTTGCTGAGTATCCTGGACAACCCAGACATGCTGCTAGCAAACATCAGGAGCAGGAACACCCAGGAGCCGTCGGTCATAGAAGCGGAGGAATACCTGATAAAGAATAATATCAAAAAGTATCGACAGGAAGAAGAACGGTGTATCGAGCTCTACGTTCAGAACAAGATAACGGAGGTCTCATTCGAGACCCTGGTGGAAAAGGTAAGGGACAATATTCAGCAACAGGAAAGAAAACTCCATGACCTCCAGCTCAAAAGGGAATCAATAGAGAGAGTCCTGGCCAACGCCGACAAGCTGACAGCCTCCGCCCAAGTATTCTCTAAAGTCCTCCACGAGGCGGACTATGCCCTGAAAACAAAGGCGCTGGAGGCTCTTGATATCCAAGATTACCTACATGCCGGATAAATCAACCGTGATTGATGGACTCCTGCCTGTGGGGGTTACGGATTTCCGTATGCCGTTACACGTGGAAAAGCGTAGCTCCCTGCCTTTTCATTATGTGTGCAAGTAATGGCGTTCTGCCCGAAATAAAAAGGGGAGTGGAGACATCACCAGAAAAAAAGGGGAGTGGAGACGTTGCCATAAAAAAAGGGGAGTGGAGACATCACCAGAAAAAAAGGGGAGTGGAGACGTTGCCATAAAAAAACTGCCATGAAGACGCGGCCATAAAAAAAGGGGAGTGGAGACATCACCAGAAAAAAAGGGGAGTGGAGACATTGCCAGAAAAAAACTGCCATGAAGACGCGGCCATAAAAAAAGGGGAGTGGAGACGCGGCCAGAAAAAACGGGGAGTGGAGACATAGATGATGCCGGAGGGGTGCAGCGGGAAGGTGCTATTCTGGTTTATCATGACGCTGGTGATACTGGGGTTTGTTTATCTGTTTGCCGACCGCTTCGGCTGCCTGCATTATATATAAAGAATTCCCCCCTCCCTCCTTTTACGGAGAGAGGGGGGAATATTCTTCGGGAAAGCTATATTATTCTTCGTTGGTTTTCTTGGCGAAGTAATAGCCGAGCACGAAGCCTATTGACGTGGAGGCAATGCCGAGACCTGCGGCTACAAATTCAGCCTGCGCAGTAAGCGCCCCGTATACAGTGACAAAACAGGCTGTAACCGTGAAAAATCCTCCAACACCCCAGGCCAGGTACCTCCGGGTCATTAGTTTGAATACCTCGTTATTCATGATACCTCCCTTTTTACCTCATAATAGAATCGTAGTAACAAGCCAGAAAGAATGCGATGGCACAAGCCAGATATATTTCAAACCAAACGTCCATTTCTTATCTCCTTTATGCTTTTGCAGAGTGGCATTTAACAACGTAAGCTGGCTTCAGGTCATCGTCGGGGCCGGCAATCCCCAGGGGGTCGGCGTACCAGACGCGGTAATCATCGGTGACGATGAAACAGAAGCCGTGATTGGGGAATCCATAGACGGGGTCGGCGCCTTCGGCTTCTATATAGCCCCAGACATATTTGCTTTCCATCCAGAGAAGAGCGAAGGCCCTGCCTATCCAGGCGAAGTCCTCGCAGTCGCGGTCATCGTCTTCATAATCCGAGGGCTTGATGGGGGCATTGGCTTTGTACCATCTCAGGAAGCGTCTGGCTTCGTCAGGGGACATCAGCTTGTAGAGATAGTCCCCGGGCCCGCCGGATAGAGTAATGCCATAAGGACGGAGCAGCTGAAGGAGAGTGTTGCCGTTTATGGTGACGGTGCTTTTCGGCGGCGGGGGTTTATCATCGGAAGTTTTCTTCTGGAAAAAGCGCTTGAACAATTTGAATATCATCAAATCAGCACCCTCCAGATACCCAGGCCAATAGCTCCAGAACCGATGGCGAATGCGAATATTACGAGAACCAGGCGTTTGAATTTGAAATAGTCTTTCTTCAGATTTTCATGGTCCTTTATCAGCCCGGGTTGTCCATTGTAGCCCCGCAAGGCCTGCTCTATTGCATTTACTTTCTCATGGGTATCTTTAACCAGTTTGGCCGTTTCCTCATTCACCATATCGTATGCCTCCTTGCTGTTATAGAATTGAGCAGGCAAATTTCCCCCATCATTCATCATCAGAGCTTCTGGGCCAGGACAGCGTCCAGCGATGCCTTCTCGGTGTCCGGTACTATCTTCAGCGTCGCGGCATCCATGTCGTATTCCGTCTCCACAATATAATAGGTTCTCAGGGCATCCCGGCTGACGGTATCCAAATCGGCGCTGACCGGCACCAGGTCCTGAACCCTGATGACATCCCCAGCCCTCACCCATGAAGACGGGTAGGCTATGCCGCTGGTATCATAGACCATGTTCCCCAGCACCATGTTCTCCAGCCTTGGCCACAGGTCCTTATGCTCGACAAGATAAGCATCGCGGCGTGACTGGGCGGCGGCGGCGGATACCTCGCCGAGATTGGAGATTGCCTTCTGCCTCTTGAAATCACTGGCGCCGTCGCCGAACTTCCCCTGGCTCCTGGTATTGTCGGCGTCAGCCGTCCTGGTAAGAGTGCCGCCGGAGGTATACAGAGCGTAGCAGGAGTTCCAGAGGTCGGCGCCCCTGTGTTTTAAAAGAAACTGGGCGAAGTCACGCAGCTTGACATTCCAGTCCACCGAAGAAACCGAACGGGCAAAAAGATAAGGCACCCTGTCTTCCCACACGGCAAAGTACCACCGGTCATGATTCGTATCATCGGAGAATTCGGAGAGCTTCTCGACGATATCCTTGGGGTAGATATCCAGGTAGCTGTCGGCGGCGGCGCTGTCGATTGCCGGGCCGCCGGTAGCCTCAATATGGGTCTGGTCGCTGGAGAGCTGGGAGCAGTTGGCGGTAAGGACAGCCTTGATGACGACATCGAGGTTGTCGTTATAGGCGGTATGATAAGGGATATCGCTCAGGTTGGCATAATAGCCGTAGGCAACGACGGACACACCGCCCCGGGTGAAGCCAGGGTCTTCCAGCCTGCCTTCCCACAGCGTCCGGCCGCCGTCCGTGATTACCAGCCGGTAGAAGACCTTGTCCACTATCCACTGCCAGGCCTCGGGTAAATCAGCCTTGAGATTAAAGGAGCAGATAGAGAATCCCCCGTGCAGCCTGGTGGAGAATTTCAGGTTCTGGACTTTATAGGTCAGCTCGTCTATGAAAGTCGGGCTGGAGAGATTTCTGTCGTAGAGCTTTATTTCCATCATGCCCTCACGTTTCTGCTTACCGGAAATACCGGCTGGCGCTCCTATTACACAACAAGGAAAAGCGGCTGATACTTCACATCCGAGGCAAAGGTGACCCCCTTGACATCGTCGCGCAATACGTACAGGCGCGTGTTCTCCCTCCCCAGTGTGAAGGGCTTGCCGACACAGGTCGGGTAATCCTGGATATTGCCGATGCCGTCCAGTATAAAGACGTTGGGAGGGTCGGTGATACCGTCCACGGCGATGACATCATCGGCGTTTACATCATCTATGATAACCACGCCCTCGTCTATGGGGAGCAGGAAGATAAAATCAAGGTCCCACTGGTGGGCGGAGCCGGGGGCTATCCAGTCAACTTCATTTATTCGACATTGAGAAGCTCCGGTAACGTATATGCGGATACGAACCTTGGTGACATCATGGTTGCCATCGCTAAAATACTTGTTTTGAAACCCGCCCTCCGATATAGAACCTTCATATAAATCATGCCAAGCATCATCATAGTAGGCGTCAATGTCAACCTTATTGAAGGCAGCTCCGGTACCATGCGTTAAGAAAACTTTCACGCCACAACATTCCGTGGCAGCTTTTGTTGTTTCCAGAAAACCAGTCCACCCGGCCCCTCCAAGAGGGTCCTGTGCATAGGTGCCGGTATCATCATCATAGACATTCGCAGGGCTGGTCCAGGTGGCGCCGGTTGCTCCTGTCGGATTTACATATGAACCATCCTTGCCGGTAAGAGCTTCCTTGGCATATTGATAGATTCTTAATTGAAGAGAATTATTGCCGGCGATAACGCTCTCGGCGATGGGAGGTATATAGATATCCCCCAGGTCCAGGATTTCCAAGACATTGTCAGCGCCATTGCTGTAATATTCATCGTCGTCTTCCGAGGGCGTTTTTGTTCTGTCGCCATAGCTATAGCCGAAACCCCAGGCCATGTAAGCAAATTCTTCGGCGTCGCTGGTCTCGGTTGTGCGGCAGAATATCAATACCCGGAAGTGGCCCCTGGGCGGGTCGGCGATATCATAATTGAGCCTTGACACTTCACTGTCCGCCGGAAGCCCGCCGGGCCCGCAGGAGTATAAGGCTCTTTTATATTTTTCACCGGACAGAGCGGCGTCATTCTCATCAGTAAAGGTAACAGTCGGCTCTATCTCGGTGGTGCTGTCCTCGTCTTCCCCCTGAGTCCACAGGTCGTCATCATAGCGGGAGCCGGAACGCTTGGCGAGCCAGACCTTCTTGTCGCCGGTGGCGCCGGTCATGGCGAGCTTCCAGTAGAGCTTCGCGGGGACGTCGCCATACGCCTCGGCGGTGACTATGTCCTGGTAGTTATGATTGGAGCCTTCGTCTTCATTCTCCAGCGTAGCCTGGGCGATGTCCTGATTGGTATACCTGCCGAAGGGCAGGCACTCCAGCGAGAGGACGGCGCTGGGAATCGTGTAATTGTTGGTGAGGACGGCTGAGAAGTAATCGGCGGGGAGCCGGAGCCTGCCCTGCAGCACGTCAAAGTAGACGGACTGGCCAGCGGTATCGCCCCACTGGTACTCAAGATAGACCTGAGAGCCATACCCCAGGAGCACCCTCTGCCGGGCGTCGTTGAGCAGCCTCTGTATGGAGCGAATATTGGTCTGCAAATCGCTCAGGGAGGAGCCCCATATCTTCAGGGTCAGCTCGATGAGGCGGTTGGCGAACCGGCTCTGGGAAAGCCGCTCGCCGTCATAGTAAGGCGAGCCGACGTAAGAGGACACAAACTCGGGTGCCGGCATGGAGAGTCCGGCGTCCCTGACCAGCGCATCGCTGCCGTCATGGAGGTCAATGGTAGTGGTGCCGTCGGACAGCTTTAATCTGAATGCCATCTAACCCCGCCCCCTGAAATGAGATTCCCGGCCATAAGTCTCCCCGCTGTGCCTCATCACTACCTCTGCCATCTTCTCCCCATCCACCTCAAGGGTGATGTGAAACGGAGATTTTGTCCCGCCGTCACCTTCCGCCAGCTTGTTCAATACGGTGACCAGGTCGCCGAGCTGCCCCGGGGTGAATACCGTCTCGCCCCCATGGGCGATAACCGGCAGCGGGCTGCCGGGG